TAGTAAGGGTTCACGCTCACAGGGGGTTTTTTTAGAGAAGCGGTCTACCCCCCCAGTCTTTCCAGGCTATCTCTCCCCGACACAGTCCGAGATTCACCAGGACAGTCCATTTACAACCAGACCAGTCCAGAACTAACCCGATGGCAGCCAAAACAATCAAAGCTATACGAGGGGCAGCTAAACCTAGAGTTCACAGTCCACTACTCAAAGGCAAAACTAAGGGTGATGAAGTAATCGAGTTCGCTAAGAAGCTGGGTCAGCCTTTGATGCCCTGGCAAGAACTAATCGTTAAGGATTTTTTCGCCGTAGACAGTAAAGATAAATTCATTCGACGTACTGGGCTTCTTCTCGTAGCGAGACAGTCAGGAAAGTCGCATCTAGGGCGCATTATGTGCCTAGCTCACCTATTTCTCTTTAAAAGCCCTAGGGTGCTCATAGCTTCATCCAATAGAGCTATGGCTCTGGTCTCTTTTCGAGAAATGGCTTACCTCATCGAAGGTAATGACTTCCTCAACTGCCAAATCAAAGCTATTCGCTACGCCAATGGCACTGAGTCGATTGAACTACTACCAGAGTTCGGCGGTGGTCGCTTAGACGTGGTCGCGGCTACTCGCGATGGTTCTCGCGGACGTACCAGCCATTTCACCTGGGGCGACGAGCTCCGTGAATGGTCAGACGAAGCCTTCACTGCTATTACTCCAACTACTAGAGCTACAGATGGTCAGACCTTCTGGACTAGCAACGCCGGTGATGCGTTCTCAGTTCCGCTTAACGAACTTAAGACCCGCGCCAGCGAGAATCCGCCTAAGACATTTGGGTATTACGAATACTCAGCGCCTACCATGTTAAAAATTGATTTAAACTCGCGAGACTTCTGGGAAGGTGTTGCATGCGCCAATCCAGCTTTAGGAATAAGAGTGTCCAGGGAAGCCATCGAGGAAAGCATCTCGACTTCTAGCCATGAGAGCATCATGACGGAATTATTGTGTCTCTGGGTTTCATCACTCCAATCGCCATTTCCGCCGGGCAGCATCGAAGACTGCTCAGATTCAGAGCTTGCGATTACCGAAAGCGGTTATACAGTCTTTGGCTTTGACGTATCGCCATCTAAACGAAATGCAAGCTTATGCGCAGGTCAAATCCTGCCGGATGGTCGAATCGGCGTGGGAATCTTGCAGACGTGGGAATCTACAGTCGCTATCGATGATTTAAAGGTTGCAGCTGACATAAAGGGATGGGCTGATATATATCGACCACGCCAAATCATGTTCGACAAGTATGCGACTCAATCAATAGCTGACAGACTGGCAAATGCCGGTCAAGTAGTCGAGGATTGCAGCGGTCAGCAGTTCTATCGCGCATGCGGAGACTTGCTGGATGCTGTAGTAAATCTGCGAATGGTTCACAATGGGCAGAAGGAACTCTTAGAGCAATTTGCCAACGTAGCGGCGAAGGTCAACGATTCTGCGTGGCGTATCGTAAAACGTAAATCAGCCGGCGACATTAGCGCGCCAATCAGTATTGCTATGATTGTAAGTAAGTTGATGCAACCACAACAGGTAGCGGCGATTTACACCGAATAAACTATATGTAGTGTATAATTGCCTTCTATGGGTCTCTTTTCGCGTAAGCCGCAAATACTTGAAGCGCAATACGCGCCACAGATTATGGGTGACAATCTCCCAACAATCTACAACACAATTATTCCGCGCCTATCTCGTAGAGATGCGATGAGCGTTCCATCTATCGCCCGCGCTCGTAACCTTCTTTGCGGAACTGTAGCTTCTATCCCGCTTGAGTATTACAAGACTTCAACTGGCGAAGTAATTGCTCCGCCGCGTTGGATTAAACAGCTTTCAAAGACTCAGCCATCATTTATCACTCTTAGCTGGATTGTTGATTCGCTCCTTTTCTATGGTGTCTCGTATCTTCTCGTTACTGACAGATATTCCGAGGACGGAAGACCTGCGCAGTTCGAATGGGTTGCTAACACTCGCGTAACTTTTACTACAGACCTTTACGGCATCCATGTAACTCAGTATTTTATTGATGCTTCACCAGTTGACATGAACGATATCGTCACTATTCAGGGATTCGACGAAGGAGTCTTGGAGCGCGGTGGTCGTACCATCCAAGCTGCAATCGACGTAGAGCGCGCAGCTGCGACTAACTCTGCTAATCCCCAGCCCGCCGGTTACTTGCGCAATAACGGCGCAGATTTGCCGCCAAATGAAGTTCAAGGTCTTCTCTCAGCTTGGAAGCGTGGAGCGCAGACAAATAGCACTCGTTACCTTACTTCTACTTTGGAATATAACGCAGTTGCGTTTTCTCCAAAAGATATGATGTACCAGGATGCGATTCGCTCACTTTCAACTCAGATTGCGCGTTTAACAAATATCCCGGCATACCTATTGTCAAGCGAAGACAATCAGAGCATGACTTACTCCAACGTCCAAGACGAACGCAAGCAATTTTACGCGCTATCAATCGAGCCTTACATTCAAGCGATTCAGAGCAGACTCAGCATGGACGATATTTCTACTGCTGGTCACGAAGTCAAATTTGCGGTAGCGGATACATTCCTCAAGGACGACCCACTGGTCGAACTGCAGGTAATCGAGAAACTCCTAAGCCTTGGACTTATCTCTACAGAGCAAGCTATGGAAATGACAGACCTTACCCCTAACGGAAGCGAAGGAATGAGCTAATGCAACAACTAATCATCGAAGCCTCATCTATTGAGTGCAGCGAAGAACGTCGCGAAATCTCCGGCAAGATTGTGCCTATGGGTACTGGCGAAATCGGTCATACCAATATGGGCGGCGTAGTCTTCGAAGCTGGCTCTATTGAAATTGATGACCCGTCAAAGATTAAGCTACTTTCACAGCATGACATGAAGAAGCCAATCGGTCGCATGGTTACTGCAACTGTTCGCCAAGATGGTATCTACGCAACATTTAAACTATCTCGCTCAACAGCGGGAAATGATGCACTTATCCAAGCTCAGGAAGGTCTCGTTTCGGGTCTTTCAGTTGGAGCAGAAGTAATTGCATCAAAGCCGTCACGCGATGGTCACACAGTCGTGTCTTCGGCACGTCTACGAGAAGTTTCTTTGGTTACTGAGCCAGCATTTAAGTCTGCTCAGGTGCTAGAGATTGCTGCAGAGGAAGTTATCCCTGCAGAAGAAACCCAACCAGAAAGCGAGCCAGTCGTGGAAGAAACCACTACACCGGTAGAAGCTCCAGCAGTTGAAGCAGCAGCAGTCGAAGCGGCTCGCCCAACAGTTGTAGCGAATCTCCAAGTTAAAGAGCGTATTGCTCCAATTACTTCAGCACAGTACCTCGAAGCATCAATCAAGTCAGCTCTCGGCGATGACGAAGCACGTCGCATCGTTCGCGCAGCAGATGACAGCACTTCAACCAACACCGGTTTATCTTTGCCGAGCCACCTCAATACGTTCTTGACAGATACGTTCTCCGGGAGACCAGTATTTGATGCAGTTACAAAGCAAGCACTAACAGAAACAGGAATGTCATTTACTGTTCCACGTCTTTACACAAATGCTGGAACACCTAACGTAGCTCCAACAGTTGCAACAACTGCAGAAGCTGCTGCACCATCTGAAACAGGGATGACTTCAAGCTATGACACTGTTTCAATTTCTAAAATGTCAGGTCTCAACCGAGTGAGCTTTGAGCTCATCGACCGCTCATCTCCTGCGTTCATGGAACTTCTCATGACAGAACTTCGCAAGGCATACGAGAAGGCAACTGACACTGCAGTTCTTACAGAGCTAATTGCATCTGGTACAGCTGCAACTTCTGTTGCTGCAACAGCTGCAGGGTTGCAATCATTTATTTCTACAGAAGGTGCTGCTGCATACAAGGGAACTGGCGGAGATTTCGCTAACAAGCTTGTAGCGAACACAGACCAGTGGGCTGCAATTACTTCTTATGCGGATTCAACAGGTCGTGCGCTTTATTCAGCTCAGGGAGCAACAATGAACGCATCTGGTTCAGCTGTTGCATCATCTGTCCGCGGAAACATTCTCGGAACAGACCTAATCGTTGACCACAACATCGCTGCATCTGGCGTAGTTGATAACTCAGCGTTCCTAATCGCTCCATCATCTGTATATGTTTGGGAATCACCAACTACACAGCTCCGTCTCAACGTTCTCCAGTCTGGCGAAGTTGAAATCAACCTTTACGGCTACCTTGCAATTTATGTTGCGAAGTCAGGTAAGGGCGTTCGTAAGTTTAACCTTACATAATAGCAAAACCCTAAGTCGCTCAGTGGGAGTGCCAGAGCCCTTGCACTTCCACTGAGTCTTTAGAAAGGATAACAATGTCAACAACGACAGTTGCAGAATTAAGAAGTGCGCTTGGAGTGGGAACGCTCTATTCAGACAGCGTGCTTCAAGAAGTCTGCGATTCTGCCGATAATGTATTGTTGCCTTTTCTATGGACTAACACGACTCCAGTTATCGGTCATAGCAACACTGCTACAACCGGAACATCTTATTTTGATGCGCCAGTTACTAATGTTTTCTATGTTGGACAGTCACTAGTCTTTACAGGGTGCGGTTCAAAGCACAATGGCTCAAAGACTCTTACTGAAGTTGGTGAGTATTCAGTTACTTATGCCATCACCGGCAATAACAATACTCCAACTGTTTATCATCCTATTAACCCATTTGGCACAGCGGCAGCGGAAACCTACGTCGACTACACAACAATTCCAGCAGTGCAGACTGCCAGCCTTCTTATTGCGGAAGCTATCTGGCAAGCCCGTCAAGCTCCAAGCGGGCAGGGCATGTCAGTCGATGGCTATACTCCTTCGCCATTCACCATGTCAAATACACTCGTCGCCAGAGTGCGTGGGCTTATTGCTCCGTACCTTGCGCCCGGCTCAATGGTGGGCTAATGACAGCGATTACAACCCTTCGTTCAACGCTTGCTACAGCTTTAGTCGATGACACTCTTTACTCGGTCTTTAGCTTCCCGCCAGCCACGCCGATTGCCAATTCTGTCGTAATCCAGCCAAGCGACCCATACATCACTCCTAATAATAACCAGTATTCATCAATCAGTCCGATGGCTAACTTTCAGCTATCGGTCTATGTGCCTTTACTCGATAACGAAGGCAACCTTAACGGAATAGAACAAATGGTCGTAGCTGTATTTAATAAGCTTGCCGATTCTTCTATTCACATGAACGTCGGAAGTGTTAGCGCTCCAAGCGTTATGTCTGGCGTATCAGGCGATTTGCTCACCTGCACAATTAGCGTGAGCACTTTAACGGAATGGAGCTAGACATGACCGAAAACGCGAATGAGGCTTTCCTGATTAAAATCGGTCAGGTTCAGCCAAAGGCAGACAAACCAGCAACACCGACAAAGAAAGAAGAAGAATAAAAAATGGCTACATTTATTAACAACAAAGTCGGCGTAAAGCTCGGCTCATCTGACCCAGCAAACATCGACTTGAGCGACTACTGCACCAGCTTTACTTTGAACCGCTCTTGGGATGAAATCGACGTAAGTGCGATGGGCGATACTGGCCATCGATACATCTCCGGACTTGAAGCCTCAAGCTTGACAATCGAATTTATCAATGACAACGCCTCTGGCGCAGTTCTCCAGACACTTAACACACTTGCAGGAACAAACGCTTACTTCAAGGTAGCAAATGATTCAACTGCATCTGGTTCAGCAAGCAACCCTTTCTGGTCAGGTCTAGTTTTGATTAACAACATTACACCGATTAACGGCGCTGTAGGCGATTTGTCTACTCAGTCTGTTACATTTAACGTATCAGGTGCAGTTACAAAGACTGAAACTGGAACATTCTAAAAACTAACCAAAGGGGCTAAAAATGGCAAAACTAGTAGTAACGATGACAGACGGAAATGTTCATAACGTAGAGATTACTCCACGACTTGAATATAACTTTGAAGTCCATGCAGGTAAAGGATTCCATCGCGCTTTGATGGAAGACCAGAAGCAATCGGACATCTACTGGCTTGCTTTCGAAGGCTTGCGCTTAGCTGGCGTAACAGTACGACCAATGCCAGAATTCTTGGACACACTGAAAGGTGTGGACGTAGTAGATTCTGACCCTTTGGCGTAGCGCGGGATTCCATCAGCTATCTCATCGCTCGTATGAGTATTGAGACTGGGATTCCGCCACAACATTTAATTGATTTAGATGCACGAATGTTCAAAGCCCTATTAATGGGGTTCAAAGACAAAGCGAAGGAGCAGCAAGATGCCTACAGCGGTAACAAACGTCAACAGCGTTCGCGCCGCTCTTAGACAATATGCTCCAGACTTACAGAAAGAATTGACCGCTGAATGGCGCAGAATCCTTAAACCCATAGTGGCTCAAGCGCGTGGATATGTTCCAGCGGAAGCTCCCATGCGTGGATGGAAAGCTCGTTCATTTTCAGAAGCTAAATTCCCTATGTATAACGCTTCGACTATTCGTGCTGGCATTACTTATAAGACAAGCCCAAGCCGCGTAAGCAAATCGGGCTTTCAGTCTATTGTGCGCATCCAGAATAAGTCAGCTGCAGGTGCTATCTACGAAACTGCCGGACGTAAGAATGGACAGGGTCAAGACTGGGTCGGTCCTAAAGCAGGCGGAGCTTCTAAGGGAGTCTCTCGCTCGGTTAACCCTTATGCTGGTAATCAGTTTATCTCTAACCTTGGTCAGCTCTATGGCTCAATGCGTGGCACTGACCATCGTCGTATGGGTCGTCTTATCTACCGAGCTTGGGCTAATTCTCAAGGCAGGGCTAATGCTGGAGTAATCCAAGCAATAGAGAAGACTACAAAGAAGTTCGATGCCCGAGCAAGACAATTTGATTTGAAGCGAGCAGCATGAGCAACGTCGTATTAAATATCCTTTCAGAGTTCGTTGGTAAGAAGGCTTTTAAAGAAGCCGATACCGCTCTCGGTAAGCTCAACAAAAGCGTAAAGTCGCTCGGTAGAAACCTTGGTATCAGCCTTGGGTCTGCTGCTCTGATTCGCTTTAGCGCTAACGCTGTTAAGGCTTTCGCTGCTGACCAAAACGCAGCAGTCCAGCTCAGCGGAGCGCTCAAGAATCTTGGGCTTGATTTTGCAGACGTTACAGTCACTAACTTTATTGCTGACCTTGAAAAGACTAGCGGTGTAGTAGATGACAAGCTTCGCCCAGCGATGCAAGCGCTTCTAACCACCACCGGCTCTGTTACCAAGTCTCAGGAATTGCTACGCACTGCGATTGATGGCTCACGTCAAACAGGTGTCGACCTGGCTACAGTTGCTCAAGATTTAGCGCAAGCCTATGTTGGTAACACTCGCGGACTTCGTAAGTATAACCTCGGATTAACCCAAGCTGAATTGAAGTCTAAGAGCTTCGAAGAAATCATGGTTGCTGTTAATAAGCAATTCAATGGCGCATCTGCAGCATACCTTACAACTTACGCCGGTAAGATGGAACTGCTCAGCACTAACGCTGCAGCGGCTCAAGAAATTATCGGTAAAGGCTTGGTCGATTCTTTAATCATTCTTTCCGGTAATACTTCGGTCGAAGGACTGTCTAACGATATGTTAGATGCAGCAGAAAACGCTGCAGAATTTAACCGCCAGTTAGCTACGATGATTAAGACCCTTACGACTCCTTTGTCGGTAACTGCTGGCGCTTTGGCTTGGTTTATTGAGAAGACTCAACCTCTCGCAGACCTAGTCTTCGCAGGAGACCCAACTGGCTTTATGAAGAAGCCTAGACCGACAGCTCGCCGCTTCTTCGCTGGCGGTCAAGATTCAGTCGCCGCTGGTAAGGCAGCCAAGGCAGAGCGTGAAGCTATTGCTCGACAGAAAGAGATTGCTAACCTTCAAAAGAAGGCAGCGCTAGATGCGTTAAAGAAGAGTCGCGAATCTATTGCTTTGAAGAAGCTTTCAGCTATCTTCGACATGGAGCAGATTCAGATTATGGCAGCGCTTCAAAAGAATATTACAGACGAAGAACGCACTCGCCTAGAGCTACAGCTTGAGCTTGCGCAAGGCAACGAGCAAGCTGCTGCTAAGATTGCTACTCAGCTTGATTATGCACAGAATAAGTCTTCTGCTGTTGCGGCTATCCTTGCCAGCTTAAAGAATGTAGATGACCCTTTCATCAACTGGAATAAGACTCTCCAAAAGATTGAAGACCAAGTAAAGCGCATAGCGGAAATGAGCGTAATCGCTCCAGTTCCAACTCCTGGCGGCGGTGGCACTACCACCACAAAAATTCCAGAAACCAACGTTCCGACTAATCCTTCCGACGGAATGATTACCTATAACGTTTTAACTGGCTTGAACTATAACCCTAACGTAGTAGTAGAACTCAAGCTTACAGCCGGCGATGACGTAAGCAAGGCAATCGCTAACAACCTTCAACAGCAGAGCCTTTCAACTGGCAACGTCACTTACATTAACCGCCGAACAGGTGGATTCGAGTAATGGCGTTACCTGCACAAATAGCGGTCACGTTCGACTATAGTTCCGGGGCAACCTTCGGGGCTGGATTTGTGATTGGTTCGCCAGATAACGGAGTTATCGGAGTATCGCGCTTTGGCTCTTCCGACGTAGTTACCCCTACAGTTGATTTAACTCCAAACGTGTATTCAATTTCAATTCGTCGTGGTCGCAATATCATGAAGGATACTTACGAAGCCGGTACTGCGACTGTTCGGGTGCTTGACCCTACGGGTGCGTTCAATCCTCAAAATGTCGATTCTGAGTTTTATCCTAATCTCGTTCCACTTCGTAAGTTGCGCGTATCTGCAACTACCGACACAGCTGAGCACTTCCTGTTCAGTGGCTATATTACCGATTACAAATATTCCTTTCCGCAAGGTCAAGAAACAGCGTTCGTAGACCTAGTCTGCGCGGATGGTTTTCGACTGTTTCAGATGGCTAATATCGGAACTGTTGCGGATACTCCAGCGGGTCAAAAGACCGGCGAGAGAATAGATGCGATTCTTGATGACGTGCAATTCCCGCCATCCATGCGCACAATTTCAACGGGAGATAACTCCTGTATAGCAGACCCGGCTACCATTCGAACAACCTTGGAAGCTATTAAAAACGTAGAGTTTTCAGAAGGAATGGGCGCGTTCTACATGAGCCCAGATGGAACAGCAGTATTTAAGTCTCGTAGTGAAGTCGTAGGCTCTTTAGGAGATACAGCAATAGAGTTTAATCAAAGTGGTGGTATCCCATATCGCTCTGTAAAATACGCGTTCGATGATAAATTGATTATTAACTCAGTGAATTTCAGTCGTGTAGGCGGCAGCCCGCAAGTTGTTTATGACCAAGTTTCTATCGATAAATATTTCCCACACTCTTTGACCCAAGAAAGCTTGGTCGCTGAAACAGATGCGATTGTGGCGAATGTAGCTAGAGAGTACGTCACGACGAGAAGCTATACGACTATTCGAATCGATGAAATGGCTATCGATTTGCTAGACCCGGCAGTACCTACCGATACGATTATCGGACTAGATTATTTCGATAATCTTAAAATCACTAACGTTACCCAAGAAGGCAGCACAATCGTCAAGACCTTGCAAGCGCAGGGATTTGCTTGGGATATCACACCAAACAAAATGAGCGTAACGATTACAACACTCGAAGGAATCGCCGATGGGTTTATTATCGGCAGCGATACTTTTGGTATAATCGGTGTCTCAACTATGAGTTATTAGGAGCAATAATGGCATCAGGATTTCCAGCATCAACCGGAGACGTGCTGACAGCAGCCGCTTTTAATGGCTTAGTGTCGTTCACAATCGGTTCAGACCAGACAGCGGACTACACAGCTGTATTGACAGACCAGTACCAAGTCCTAGTCCCTATGAACAAGGCAACAGCGGTAGCCTTCAAGATTCCTACAAACGCTTCGGTTGCTTACCCAATCGGCACCGCCATAACAGTTTTGAATAAAGGTGCGGGAACTGTGACTATTTCAGCAGTTACCTCTGGAACTACTACAGTCCTTTCAGCTGGTGCGGTTGCAGCTTCTCCAACTTTACTTCAATATAAGACAGCGGTCTGCATCAAGACTGCGGCTGATACTTGGTACGTTGCAGGAGCAATCTCGTAATGATTGGCGCAATTACAGCGGGGTTGGTTTATGCAGAATCTCCTGTCACGTTTAATGTCGATTTCTTAGTAATTGCCGGCGGTGCTGGCGGTGCTGGTGGAAATAATTCATCCTATGAAAACGGCGGTGGCGGTGCTGGTGGATTCCGTTCATCAGTTAGCGCAACAGGCGGTGGCGGTTCTCTAGAAAGCGCGCTGGCTTTATTGATTGGTACAAACTATTCAGTAACAGTTGGAGCTGGTGGTGGCGGTGGAGCTATCGGCAGTTCTGGAACAAATGGCGTAAATTCTGTTTTTTCAACCATAACTTCAACTGGCGGCGGCGGCGGCGGTAGCTTCGCAAATGGTAAAGCTGGCGGCTCAGGCGGCGGCGGTAGCCACCCTGGAACTTCAGGCGGCTCGGGAACTACTAATCAAGGCTTTAATGGTGCAAATGGTCAAAACGGAGTTGGCGGCGGCGGCGGTGGAGCTGGTTCAGCTGGTTCAACAATTACTGGTGGAAATGGCGTTTCCAACTCAATTACTGGAACTGCTGTAACTAGAGCTGGCGGCGGTGGAGCTGGTGCTAATACTTCTGGCGGTCAAGGCAGCGGCGGTTCAGGCGGTGGCGGTCAAGGTGGTAACAACTCTGCTGGAACTGCTGGAAC